ACTTGCCACCTACGCGGCCGGCTCAGACATTTCCTACCAGCTACTCGAGCGCTCCAGCCCTAGTTACCTGGACGCACACAACCGCGTAATGTTGGCCTCATACGCCACAGTCACAGACCGCAAGTTTACGAGAGACTTGTGGATCGACGGTACCGGACTCCAGGACTATGACTTCGCCGCAGACACAACCGGAGCAGCATTCCGTGAGGCAATTTTTGAATCCTCCGTAACGGTTGAGGACGCTACGGGAGTACCAGCTTCCGCCGTATTCGTTTCGACGGCTGTATTTGTTGCTATTGGTGGCTGGTCCACATTCCAGCCAGAGCCATACGGCGTCCAAAATGTTTCCGGTGTGGCAACGGCTAGCACTCTGCGAGTAAACGTGTCAGGATTGCCGGTAATCCGGGCTAAGTGGCTTGACACTAACGCCGCCTACAACGCAATCGTGACAAACGGCGAAGCTGCCCGCTGGATCGAGGACGGCCCACGCCTAGCAACCGCTGAGAATGTGAGCCAGTTGGGTCGCGATATATCTATCTATGGCTATGGAGTGACAGCTCCGTATCTGCCCGCTGGCATTGTTCGCGTAACCGCCGTATAAGTAAGAAAGGTAGCCGATCACTAATGGCACTTGTCACAGGCGAACAACTCGCCGATAACCTAGATATCGAGTACGACGGCGCCGCCGTTGCGACACTCGACCAGGTTGCTGACGCCGCTAGTCTGTTGATCGGCTACCTAATTACACCTACAGCGCTCGAGGACGAGCCCTCACCCTGCAAAGAGGCCGCCATGTCGGTAGCCGTCGAGATGTTTCAAGCCCGGTCTAGTGCCGGTGGCGAAGCAATCTCGGTAGACTTTACGCCTGGGCCTTACCGTTTATCTGTATGGCTGACGCGTCGAGTATCGCAAGTCATAGCACCGTACGCCGACATGAAAACTTTTGTAGGGTGAGCCTCGCCACGGAAAGCCGCGAAACAATAATCGCAGCTCTCACAGGACACGGGTACAAAATCTACGACACAGTACCCGCAACACCCGTAACCCCGTCTGTAGTGTGCGTACCCGACTCGCCTTGGATTAGGCCTAACCGTCTAGGCTCAAATCTTAACTACGAGGTTAGGTGGAGAATCCTAGTTAATATCAACGCTAGGGTAAATGAATCCGCCACAAAATCCACAGAGGACGCCATAGACGCACTACTTGTAGTGCTACCTGACACAGTCCTAGTGGATCTAGTAAACGCCCCACAGCTTCTTAGCCTCGGAGCGCAAGGAACAGTAATGTCCACAGAAATCAACGTATCTATGCAAATGAAAGAGAGTTAGCCATGCCAGCTGTATCAGTAGCCGGAGCCGCGTTTGTCGTCGAGATCGGTACACCAGCCGTCCAATACGAAGACCAGATTACTTCCGGCACAATCACCACCAGCCCTACAATCGTCCGCACAAAGACGCTTTCTAGCGTCGCCTTTGATCAGACCGACCTCAACAGCACTATGTCATTTGAATTCCTCTACGACGAAGCCAGCGGAATTTACGACGCACTCCAAACGGCAATCGCGGCCGCCACCCCTGTAGCCGTAGTAGTTTCCAGCGCGGTTGGTTCATGGACAGGCGCGTCAATGTCCATTGAATCAGCCGAGGTTACATTTGCGGCCGACGGGATTGCGACCTGCTCGACGTCGTTTACCGGCTCAGTCGTATTCGCTTAGGGTCTAGGGGGAAACCATGTATCCAAAACTGAAAATCCAAATTGAAGGTAAAGAGCCGCTCGAGGTCGAAACTTTACCCGTAGATTTTATGATGTACGAAGAGCTACAAGGTACAAAAGTGCCAAGCGAGCAAGGCTTACGGCTCACAATCGCCTACTACTACGTGGAAGGTAAAGAGCCGCTAAACCTTAACCAGGTGAAAACGTGGGCCCGCTCGACACGCTGCACAGTAGAAATTATGAGCGAAACCGTGGACCCTACCCAGACGGAAGCCATTACCGCTTAATAATAAAAATGGCTCTCCGTACCGGCTGGACAATAGAACAAGTCAAAGGATTAAAACCCCGCGAAATAGTGACCATATTAGAGGAGTTGAGTTAGCCCGTGGCAATTATTGAGTCGTACGTTGAGGGGCTCAATGAGTTACTACGGGACTTTTCTAAACTGGGCAAAGTCGCACAAAAGGAACTTAGAGCAGCTTCTAAAGTTGTGGCCGAGCGTCACATGGTGCCGTCATGGAAAAACGCCGCCCTAAACTACGCCGGGCCCTGGGGCGAAGATATAGCCGATAGTGTGCGGGCTAAAGCCGACCGAGTGCCTACGGTGCTGATCGGTGGCAAACGTAAAACTATGCGAGGCGGGGCTACTCCAAATATGGTGCGCTACCCGTCTAGCACTGGGAAGCGCGGCAATTCTTTCGCACCATTTGAGAATACTGACTGGATAGGGCAAACCAGAAACTATCAGGAACCCGCGCTAGAGGAGTGGTCTCAGGCCGTTGATCGTATAGCTATGAAATGGCTGGTCATGTAATGGCATTTAATGGTGGCAAAACCTTAACTATTTACGTGGCGGCTGACCTTAAAAAGTTCAACTCTGGACTCAACCAGGCGTCTAACGGTCTAACCAGTTTCTCCATGTCGCTAAAAAACTTGCTCGGCCCTGCCCTTATTGGTGCCGGTGCAGCTCTTGGTGCTTTTGCTACCCAAATGGCGGTCGAAGGTGTAAAAGCCGCAATCGAGGACGAAGCCGCACTAAAAAAACTTGCCACTACTTTAGATAACTTAGGCCTTGCACATGATCAGCCTATGGTCGAAAACTTTATCGGCACATTAGAGCGAGCCACGGGCATAGCCGACGACGAACTACGTCCAGCCTATGATCGTTTAATCCGGTCTATTGGTGACACGGCTACGGCTAACGACATGCTTAAACTGAGCATGGATATTAGCGCCGGTACAGGGAAAAGCCTACAGGCCGTAACTGAGGCCCTTGGTAAGGCGTACGACGGTAACTTTGTTGGCCTCACTAGATTAGGCGCGGGCATAGATAACGCCGTAATAAAAACCGGCGATATGAAACAGATCACCGCCGCACTATCCGCCACGTTTGCAGGCCAAGCCGCAACAAGCGCCGCCACCTATGAGGGGCAAGTAAAGAGGCTTAGCCAAGCGGCCGACAACATGAAAGAGGCTTTCGGTAGAGGATTACTAGAGGGTCTAGGCAACACAAACGACTCGACCCAAAACCTTGTAGACACTATGGCAGGACTAGAAAAAGGAATCGGCGACCTATCTCGCGGAGCTGGAATTCTTATCGGTGATTTAGCGGATTTAGTAAACTTTACCGACGACAACGCTAAAGCATCAGATGACGCCACAGAAGAACAAAACGCACTTACTACTTCAGTGAGATTGTATGCTGCTCAAGTTGGCTTATTAATTCCCCTGGTAAGACCGCTGACGAACAGTTATATAGATCAAGGAATAGCGGCTGGAGAAGCTGCAATACTTGTAAACTCACTTTACGACTCGACTATTGCCCTAGCCAAAGCCAATTACTACGCAGCAAACGCCGCCGGAACCTCTAAAAAAGAGCTTATAGCCTCAGCCTACGATTCAGGAATAGCGCACAAAGTTGAGGCCGAATATATAGCCCGTATGACTAAACTTCTTGGTCACGCGCCAGGAGTAATTAACGCTGACACGGAAGCAACCGACAAAAATACGGGCTCTAAAGGATCTAACGCACGGGCTACAGACAGCCTGACAAAAGCGGAAGAAAAACTACAGGAGCAATTTGGCAAACGATCAAACGCCATGACCGAAACCGCGACAGCGCTCGACAACGAAATACAGCTACTACACCAGGCACGGCAAGCCGTAGACGACTACGTGGCAAGCACAGCCAAATCTTTAAACACGGTAGACCTAGGCAGTATCTTTGGTGGCGCCATAGGCGAGGACGGCAAACTAATAGCCGGAGACTTTATAACGGGATTCAATACGGCAGTAGACCAGGCGCCCTGGTTCGGTAACGTCCTCAACGCCTTAAAACAGCGTGGCGTAGAGCAAACACTTATCGACGAATTAACGACCCTAGGGCCTAAAATTGGTGGCGGCATAGGTCAAGCTATGCTCGACGACCCAGGCGGCCTACTTGCCACTCTCAACTCTAAATGGGTCACAGTCCAAGACACTATGAAAACTTTGGCTATGGGTCTAGTACCAGAAGGCTTACTAGCGGGTGAAGCCACAGCTATAGCAACAGTAGACGGCCTACAAATGCAGCTCTCAAAAGAAACCGACCGGCTAAACAAACTAGGTAAAAACATAGGTAAAGCCGTAGGCGTCAGTTTTAAGGCTCAACTACTAACCGATATCGCCGAAGCAGTAGCCCAGGTAGAAGCCACGGGCACA